CATTACCTCAACAACTAACGGTTGCATGAGTCACTCTCTGTACAAACTCGGAAATTGAATATAGTCGATATACCCCATACTATCTAATACTTCCAGCAGATAACATGCAGTCTTGGAATGGATACGAATTTTGGGAGTGTTTTTCGATAGCCACTCACCCATATCCCACGAGTTGGTATACGCATAACTTGCGCCCATCCAATCCGCCACCATCTCCAGAGCGTAAATTCTAGGCATCTCAACACACCCATTTTCTACAGAACTCCCTTTGGGTGTATAGCCATCTGGGAAAATCCAGTGTTGCCAGTGATGCGGGTTATGGTGAATATGATGTAGCCACGCGGTGGAAAACAGATCAGGAGCGCCCCCACCTTTAAAATGAAGAGCATATCCAATAAATTCTTTTGGCGAGAATTTGCTAGCATCGTGATTCATTACATGGTGATGCGCTAGACCTATAATCTTCGCAGCCTTATGCACACTTTCAATGTGAAGTTTCAGCGAATCAAGATAATCTTGTGCTATAGTCGCATCTACACCATAGAAATTATCTGGAATAGAATGGCCTAATATATCAGGCATTGCTCTTTTCCTCCTTCACCTCTATCCCACATCCTAGCACCCAGGCCGCCAAACGCAGCAGTTGCTTGGCTATCCAAGTCCGTAAACGAAACTCCCGCGTTTCGACAATCGTAACGTGCATCGTTACATTATTCGGCAATCGGTTCAATCTGGCCGTTGCTCGTAGATCCGCCATCCTCTACCTCCTCGTCCTGCGCAGCCCCATCCTGCTCTACCGGCGCCCCCCGGTCGAACCTATCCTGCGCATTCAGCAGCGCCGTGGCAATGTTTTGAGATTTGGCCTCGTCCTCTTCCACCTTGTCCTTTTTCATCTGCGCTATGTCGTCTTCTGTCCAACCGGCTCGCCGTGCGGCTGTAATCAGCGGGATGTCCGCATCGAAGTAAGCTTTGACAATCCCGGCCCGGTCAAGTTCGCCCAGGCTCAGGATAGGACGGTCACCGATTTGATGGTCAAATGCGCCCTGCTCAAATGTGCCAAGTCCCTGGAATAGCCCAGCCTTTGACCCGATAGTCATGGCAATCTGATGGGCACGCACCAGAGCAGCGTCCAAATTGCCGCGCACCTCAATACAGCGGTCTACCGCTGCTTCCAGCATGTAGCGCAGCGCTATGCCGGATAGGTTGCTCTGCTCCTGTAGCTCACTGTAGGCCATCTCAGGTAGGTCGCGCCGGATCTCAACCATCTGATCCCGAATCAGTTCCAACACGCTGGCATAGTCCAACGCAGGTACCAGCGGCGCAAGGGTTGAGCTACCCGGCAACGGGAGGATGTCATCCTTGTTGGGGTCACTGGCCATCTGCAACGTTTTGCCGTCTGTGCCAGACAGACGAGGTGCGGGTAGCGGGCGCCCACTGCTATCCATGCCGCCCGCCATCAACGCCCAAACCGGCTTGTTGTACCGAAAGGCCATCGTGTGCAGTCTGGTCGCTTGCCGGTTCGCTTCGTCAATCTTATCAATCGCCGGCGTAATGGCCGCCATGCCACGCTGCTCCCCGATGTGCCGAAAGGGCGCCCAGACGACGGGAACAAAATCAATGCCGAACTCAGCAAAGCGCCGCTCTTCAATGGGTGTGCCAAGGCCCTCTATCGCCATCCCTATCCCCCGCTCATGCTCCCAGCGACGGAAGAGCATTGTGGATTTGTCCCACACCTCGGTGAGCATGTACGGCTTGGTTTTGCCATCGGCCATTCGCCTGGTCTGTGGAATGTCTAAGCGAATATAGGTCAGGTAGCTCCGTTCGTCAGCATCAAACTCGGTCACCGTCTGCGGTTCCAGATTCTGGATAAAGACCCGCTCAATCTGGCCGGCTGTGCTAGACCGTGTCGCCACTTTCAGGAACACATCGCCGTACATCGGAAAATTGCGCGCCACTGCCTGTTTCTCAGTCGCCCAGTTGGACATGGCGTGGATCTGCTCGATTACCTCAGACAGTTGCTTTTGGCGCTTTTTTGCGACGATGGGAATGCCGGTTTCCAGGCTCCCCGGCCACAGCTTGGCGGCATAGAACTCGACCACCCGGTAGGCGGGGTTGCGCAGTGGGCGAATCAGATCATCGCTATAGTTCAGTCCGCTGAACTTTTCACGCAGCACTTCATACAGGCCGTTACTGAGATAGTAGGCGCGCAGAAAATCGTACTGTTCAGCCCAACTCGCTTCTGTAGCTGCCTGGCCGTTCCATGCAATTTTCAGGTGATTCCACCAGCCTGCCCACGCACCGAATCCGATTGGTGATGCCATTATGCTTCCTCTTTTGCCTGTCGTGCTTGCCAGCCTTCGGCCAAATAATGTTCCAGATACTGAATTCCCATTGTGAATGTGTCCGTTAAATCGTCATGCGCCGCATTGGGAAACATCCACAACTGCCCTTTTTCTATATCGAGGAATTCCTTATACCATTCGGCGTCTTCTGGTGATGGCCAGGGCAACTGGACACAATCTCGCTCACACCAGACCGATGATAGTTTTGCCCGATACTCCTTCGTGCCCAGCGGTTGAAACTCTACAATCATTTCCGCCAACCAAGCCGGCGCACTCATGCGCAGCGTCTGAATGCTGGTTGTGCCACTGCCTTTGTCTTCAATGACGACCGCTCTAAGCTTGTCGTCGTAGTTCCATCGGGTTGCGTGCTCTTCAATTCTGCCGGGCAGGAACGCCGATTCTATCCGTTCTTGCCACATGGCACGCACGGCCAGTCGATAATCCGGCCACAGTTCCCAAACGCAGTAAGCGCTAGGATCATTGCGGGCTTTGTCCTTGAATGCCGTGTCATAGGTCAACCACCGCCCTATGACACCGTCTCGAATGGTTCTGTTCGCCGTATGATACCGATTCCGAGATGTGTCGGGTTCCCACCAGCCCTTCTTGAAGATGCCACCCTCAGCGCTTGTTGGTCGCTGTTGCAACTGCCCGGCAGCATCGTCTCCCAAATGCTTCTTTAGACTGTTGACCTCATTTAAGTCAAAGCGCTCTGGGCAAAGCAGGTCGTTTGGCTCAGAGCGAGGATCATAGTACCCTAGTACCGTGAACCGCTTCACCCCGTCAAACTCCATCGGAATGACCACATGCTCAAAGCCCCCGATTTCGTTGACGTAGTAGCCCGTGGCGTCAAGCTCATCCAAACGCTGCATAACAACAACCTCAGCAGAATCTTTGCTGCTCTTACGCGTTGGCCACACCGTTTTGAGCCAGTTCAAATCCGTCTCGCGCTGGGTTTCCGATTTGATACCGTCTGCGCTGTGCGGATCATCCAATATGCGAGTGTTGCCACGCTCCCCAGTCACAGCGCCGCCCACCGAAAGCGCAACCCGAAAACCCTTCTTGTTATTCTCGTAGCGCGTTTTTTGGTTTTGGCCGTGGGTCAGTTGAAACTTGTCACCCCATCGCTCTTGATACCACTGTGACTGAATAATGGTGCGTGATTTGACCGCATCTCTGGTGGCTAGCGGCTGTGCATAGGATGCTGTCAGGTACCTACGATGCGGATTCTTAATCCAGTCCCATGTGGGCCACATCACGCTGACCAGTAGCGATTTCATCATCCCCGGCGGTACGTTGATGATCAAGTTCTTAATCTCGCCTCTCGTCACCGCCTCCAGGTGTTCGCAGATGACCTCGACGTGCCAACCGTGGATGTAGTCGGTAGCCGGCTCTAGGATGTGCCACGCCTGCCGCACAAACTCAGATAGGCTCTTCTCCGCTGCTACCGTCGCCTTGTCCCTGAGCACTGGTGTCTGGGAGTGAATTAAGTACCCGGAAGGTCTTATCCGCGATAATGCCGTAGAGAACACCGATATCGGAAGCTTTTTGCTTTCTGAGCCACTTCGGGTCTTTAATAACATTCAATATCGCTTTCGTCGTCTCCAATTCCGTTTCCACATTGTCAATGAGTAGATCACCGAGACGCTCTGTTTTTTGATTGCGCGCCGGTTGCAATCGCTCTTTTGCGTCAGCGGACCACCGCTTGACCGTGCCAATTGGAATCTTGTACTCTTTAGCGGCCACGCTCACAGACTGCCCCGTTAGGAGCGCCGCCATCACAGCGGCTTTCGTCTGCTCATCATGCTCGCGCCGCGCCATGGTGTTACTCCGACTTCATCTCAAAATACATCGTCTTGTCGTCAATACGACCTTCTGCCGTCGTGATGCGACAGGTGACCGTGTGAATGGCGCCCTCCGTGCCACCACTGACCCAGACGGTGACGATTCCCCCGGCTTCGCTTTCATCCTCTACCGTGAGTTCAGCCGATGGGAAGATTTCAAAATCAGCTATGGTGTCACTGCCGACTAGCCAATCGGTCCAGTCGAAGTGGTAATCCTTTTTGGCGTCAGGATCTTTCCTGAATCGATTTGTCATGGTTAGGCCAGTTGCAATACGCCATTGGTTCCATCGAAATCAATCGTTAATGTTTCGCCGTCTGCCAACGTGATGGAAGAGCCGTAGTCATAATAGCCGATCAATTCATCGTTAGTGGCGGTGTCGTTATAGATGACGACATAGCGGAACGGTCCGACACTGCCACCGGAGGCCGTCAGCACCAGGTCAGCCAAAACAAGCTTATAGGTGCCGCTCGTTTGCGCACTGCTCGACGTGGTCAAATTGCGGCTTGACAGGTTGGTGTAGCTGATTTGGGTAATGTCTGCCAACATATCATCGGTAGCGTTAGGCGCCGTGTTGGTAAGCGCCACCGCCAGTTGATCAGAACCAAGATTATGCACTTTTTCTGCAAGCGCCTCGACGAATGGCTGAAATTTTACGAATGAAGCCACAGTGTTTTACTCCTCACTGAATAGCGAAAATACGATTTTCCGCTGCAACAACAAAATCACGATTATCCACAGCTACAACAAACGTGCGGTAATCTGTGGGAATAATGTAGATACGGTCGGCAGGGTAGATGAACGTCACGCCCGAATAAACAAAAGCGACCGCTTGCCCAGACAGTGTATAACTGACCTGCGCTGCCACGATCAGCCAGGCGACTACCAAAGAGGCTGATGGCCAAGTAGCACCGTAGGTAGCTTGGTTGGCGGTGAGTAGGCGATTCGCTAATAGTGCGCTAGATTGCCCCATCAGCGAATAGCTCGCTTGCCCCATCGCAAAAAGACGACTGTATAGAATCTGGGCAGCTTGCCCATCCAGCGACAGTAGCCCGTTGGCTAGAACAACAACTCTGCCATACAGCAATGTTGCATTTTGCCCGCCCCACGTAAAGACGCCTTGCGAAGCAATCAGATCATAGTTTCCTGACTCCGAATAATTTAGCGCTGCGCTTTGCCCACTCAGCGTATAGGCAGCCTGCGCTGCCAACAGAAGGCGTTCAGTGGCTAAGCCAACATCTTCACCACTCAGGGCAAAAGACGCCTGTGCAGCGCTGAGCGCATAGCCATGCGACAAAGAAGCGGCTTGCCCCGACAGGGTAAAACTAACTTGCGCAGCACTAAGGCGATGTCCGAACTGCAATGAAGCGCTTTGCCCAACCAGGGCAAATGTAGCAAGCGCTGCCGTCAAGGAGCGAGTTACAGACAAACTCGCTGATTCACCGGTTAGAACAAAAGATGCTTGTGCGGCAAGGACAGCACGACCGTAAACGAAGGTGGCGCTTTGGCCAGCGAGTGAATAACTGGCTTGTGCCGCTGTTAGTGGATAGCCCCTTTTGAGCAGCGCTACCTGGCCGGTAAAGGTATAGGCTGACTGAGCAGCTTGCAGCAAGCGAGTAACGAGCAACCCCGCAGCGTTGCCACTGAGCGCGTAGGTAGCCTGGACAGCCGTGACAAGGCGCGTCAGTCGCAATGATGCCGATTGGCCGGACAAGGTAAAACTAGCCTGTGCTGCCGGTGCCTTATGGCCGAAAAACACACCGGCAGATTGACCGGATAGGCTAAAGCTCCCCTGCGCCGCTGTCAGCGTGTAACCAGTGGAAGCTGGCTTGATGCTGACTGCTATCGCTGTCCAGTCGCGCGCCGCACTGAGAACACCAGTTCCGCCGAGCGTCACCGAGCCGGGCGTGGTTATCGTTCGACGCCAGATGGACAGTGTTGTCGTGTCACCACCAGCGCCCGCCGAGTTGTTGATACTGACGGTCGTGTCACCGCCGGGGGTCGTAAAGGTGGATGAGCGATGCGTGCCACCGGCGATGGCCCAAGCGTTGGCGGTAACAGTCGTGACAGATACCTGCATATCTGCGTCATCGACCGAGGCTGGGCCGTCGTTGCTGCCAAACGCCTCTACCGCAGCGCTGCCGTTTGTCCCACCCGTATCCACTCCACTAATCCGCATGGCCACAGCGAAAGCGGCGCCGGCCAAGTTGCCGATGGTGATGGAGCCGGATGAGGGACTAGACGCCATTGCCCGAAAGACGACAAGTCCGTTCTGCCCCTGTTCATTGTCAATATCGGCAACCGTAGAGAACGTGTACCCATTGCCGGATATCGACGGCGCCAGCGTCTCCACGCGCAGGGCAACGTAGACCAGCACCAGCTCGTTACTACCAGGCGTCCAACTGGTGAGGACAATGTTTTCACCGGCTGTACTACCACCGGTGATCGTCTGCTCTATTGCGATTGCCACAATTTAGCCCCACAGCACCTTGCTGACATAAGAACGCCGTTGGACAGGCTCAACACCACGGCTCGCCATCCCTGGCGTTTCCTCACCGGTTGCCGTGAATAGTTTCAATACAACGGGGATGGCCGCAATGAGGATGGGCGCCCAAGGGACACCGGCCCCGGCTCCAGTAGAAAAATATTCGACGGCCCAAGCTGCGACCGCCAACAGTAATGAGTACACGATACCAGGTACTGTCATGATTCAATCTCCATGTGTATCTACGTCTGTGTAGTCGCCATCTGACACGATAATCAAATAGGTGCGACTGTACAAAATTTCAAACAATAAACTAAACACTGCCCATGTTGCAATTGCCAATCGCACAGCGATAATCGTCACTGCATTGCGCCAAATGGGATCAGGGCCAGATCCGACAATGAACAGGGCCAGGGCCAGAGCCAGCGCGCCATTTGCTGGAATGCCTACCAGGTAGAAAAACCTCCCGAAGCGCCGGTAATCCGCCAAGTAGCGAATTGTCTTCAAAACAGCGGCAATGAACGCCAGAAAAAAGCATATCGATAGCAGGTAATAGAGCATGTTGTCATCCTGCTCTTTGCAACCATGTGAGCAACAGAAAAGCAACGACTAGGCAAAGACTGCCGATAATCACTAGCGCAATGGCCGCCGTGCGAGAAAGCACAATGGCCCGGTTGCCATCCTCTAGACCACTGAGCCGGTCTTCATTCGTCATAATGCGCCGCTCCGTAGCCGCCTTCCAGTCTTCGTTGGCTTTTATATAGGCCGCCAGTTGATCCGGTACTCCAACGATACGGTAGCTGGGATCTCCATCCATCAAGGCTACCACCCGCGCCAGTGTGCGTTGCATTTGATTCAGTGCCACCTCATGGCGGTCTAATCGCTCATCGAGCGTTTGATTGACTCCGGTTGGCACTTTTTTTTTACCTCAGCCAAATAAACGTATGTTCGATTATTGCCCGGCTTGGATGCATCGTAGGCTGTAGGTATGTCGCCGGATCTTGCCAGTTCCCTGGCGAATAGCACGCCAGTCTGGAATGCCAGGCTGTCAGGTACATCAATGACGGTCGCTATCACCGCCGCATCTGTTTCGTTTTGCAATAGCTCTGCCGTGTCCCGACTATTGCAGGAGTTGAGCACTACCAACCCGAATCTGCCACGTACGATCGGAGCCAATTCTGCAGATGATCGTGGCCCATCGGAGAGAAGTAGCCCATCGGCGGTCATGTGACCACAAAACCACAGGACGTCGTATGCATCCGTATCGATGTCGGCTAGCACATCAGCATGGCGCACCTCCCCCAGTCGGGGCGTCACAGATAGACCACTGCGTAAAATTGCCTGTACCTCCGCATCGGCAAAGAACAGGTCGGTGCGCGGGGCAATGAGCAGGACGCGCATTAGCGTTCCTCAACCTTGCCGCCCATCGCCTGCCACCCGGCAAGCCAAGCAAGCGGATCTACCCGCGCATTGGCTTTGGCACTAACACCGGTTTGATACTGGCCATTGGCCTGTTTCAAACGCACCTCAAAGTGGAGATGTGGACCGGTTGAGTTTCCTGTGTTTCCTGAATAGGCAATAAGCTGACCTTGCTTCACACTATTCTGTGTCTGGACTAATCGTTCCCGCAGATGCCCGTAGAAAAAGTCTGCTTTGTATGCGCCCGAAACACGAATGTAATTGCCGTAGGTGGTTGGCTCGTTGTCTGACCATGCAACCACACCATCCCACGGCGCATAAATCGGCGTACCTTCCGGCATGGAAACGTCAAGCCCCTCATGGCTGTATTTTGCGCCGCCGGCGTTGGTGTACAGGCTGCCATAGTAGCCTGTGATGCGTCCGGTGTATTTGGGTACGATGATCAGCATAGGGTCACTCTCCGTGGGCGGGTCAACGGGCGTGGTCGTATACTGTGGCCAGGGTGACGGCCAGGTAAAATTGTGTTTGCGCCCCAAGATGTCAGCGTGCGCTTTGGCCGTATCCTTGTTGCGCCATTCCTCGCCGCCAAAACTGGTGGTAAAAGGCAGGACGGCGAAGACGCGGCCGGGATCAACCTTATCAGCGTAATCCCACAGCATCTGCGCATAGGACGGCGCGGTGATGTTGCCGTCCCATCCCCACGGTTGCTGCAACTGCGCAAGTTGCCGTGTGTAGCCGCACTCCCCAATGACAAAGGGGATCTTCATCGGGCAGCGACTAATCCGATTGCCATAGCTGCCCCAACCGCTAGTGACTGTCGGATACCAGTATTCATGTACACAGCCAAACGAGCGGGTAGCGTTGATGAGAGGTTCCAGGTGCAAAAACTCGTCCCAGACGATGCGCCCAGCTTCCTCGCGTGGCCATCCAACGGAAAAGTTGAACACATACGCCCGAATGCCGTGCGGCTGGATCGTCTTGAGGAAACTTTCCGTGTAAACCGCTACCCTGGTCGCTTCGGCTGCATTGTGGATGGACGGCTCGTTGATGCCCATCACGTACAGGCGGCTGCGGTCAAATTCCTTGTAGGTGGTGTTTAACTGCTGAATCCAGTATTGAGCATGAGATACGCCAAGTGCAACCGGATTCTGTGCCAACTCTGCCTGCTGTTCGCTGATAGGATGATAGCGCAGCGCAACATGTCCATAGGGACTAATACAGGTAAACGCTTCGACAACCCGGTCACGCGACGGGTTGACAATCTTGATAACCGGCGGTCGTAATGCCGCCATGTAATCAAGGTCAGATTGTCGGTACTGATCCGCTATCCAATGCACGCCTAGCCTGTGATTCGGCAAGCCGGCAACCTGCGGTTTCTGCGCTTCGAGGAATGGTATCATTTTCGCCTGCCACGCTTCCAGTCGGTCGAGTGTCGCATTGTTAGGCATATTGCGGAGCGCCTTTCCAAAAGGCGGACGTTGCCCGCGCCCACGCTTCAAGCTTGGCGATTCGCTCATCTTCCTGCGGGTCAGTCGGCGGATCAATGACGGCGCCCTTTTCGCGAAAGGTAACCTCATAGCCAACATGTCGGTTGAATGGCAAACCAAGCCCATACACAATATCGGAGATGGGCGCATTGAACCCGCCAACGTGCAAGGCAAGCGGCCCCTGGTTGGGCGGGTTGTATGGATTTATGATAACATGAACGTTATTGGGATTCCCCGGCAATCCACTATTTTCAAACATCGGCCCCTTGCCAGGCCATGCAAGCCGCGCCTGAATGCCGGTCACAATGCCATTTCTGTCCACCACGCTGCAAACTGCAACGGTTTGTCCACCTGCTTCGTACTCGTCGCGTAGACGAGCGCTGTACACCTCGTACTTAGCCCCTTCGACCTTTGTTATACCCAACAGAACGCCAGTCACTTTGCCGCTTGCGTCTGTCCTAAATCCTTGGCAGTTTTCGTCTAACGGATTCGCCATTTGTATCGCTCCACTCTTGTAAAACAGTCAAAAATCTGGTATAATACTTGTGCCAAACCATGCTGTTAGTTGCGTCCAGAGGTCGTTTCTGGTATAGTGTTTTCTTGCCCATCTTTTAGCTAATGCATGGTTTGGCGACCTCAGCAACTAGTTAAACGATGGGCTTTTTGTTTCCATGAAAGCAGGTCGCCAAATGATATTGACAAAGCGTTGTACCCGATGCAATAAGACCAGACCACTTACCGATTTCCGTGTTGACAATTCCCGAAAAGACGGTAGACAATCGGTTTGTATTGAATGCAAAGTCCCAGAGCATTACACAAAAATAAAAGAGCAACAATCACTTGATCATGTCAATAAAAAACGTTGCGCAAAGTGCAAAAAGATATACGACAAAATCAATTTCTCTTCATCCGCCGATGGACGGGACAACTTAAGATCCTATTGCAAAAACTGCGAAACAGATTACAGGAAAAGCGCGGTGCGCAAAGAATCCAGTAAAAAATATGTCCGAAGCGAGAAAGGTAGAAAAAACGCCAGACGATACTACGAAAGAGCTGCCCAAGATGGTCGCATGAAACATATTCTTGAACGAAGATACGCAACAGATCCGATTGCTATTCGCGCACACCGAAAGGTGAGTTACGCCGTCAGAATGAAGCACATCCCACCGGCGAAAAACCTTATCTGCAAACATTGCGGAAAACAAGCTCAACAGTATCACCACCCCGACTATAGTAAGCCACTCGATATAATCCCACTTTGCAAGCTGTGCCACGAAGCCGTTCACCACGAATGATGACTACCATTCAGTCTGTGCAGTATTACACGGACTGAATGTCCCGCGCCCACTGCGGAACACTACCCAATGCCTGCGATGGTTCCCATGAGCCGTCACGCGTCGTGAACACATCCTTGACGCGCAGCACAGGCTGCCCCACGGCGACAGTGGCCGGTTGAATGATGACGTTTAGCTGTTTCGCCCAATCGCTGATACGTGCCATGATTGTCCTGTCTTGTAACAAAAAACGCCACGCACCGGCTTGCGATGACGTGGCGAAGTGAGCGCTACAACGAGCATAGCATATTTTATCGTTTTGCGCAATAGGGGATTTCGTTATGCGATATTTCTATCTTCTGGGGATAGTTGCGGGCAAAAGAAAACCCGCGCACCGGTTGGTGGCGGGCTTTCTGTGAGGTGGCTAGCGCCGCATCTGCCAGGGTCGGCCATCGCGGATAACCTCCCCTGTTTCGGAGTCGGTTTCGATCAGGTATATGCCTGACCCGCCGACCACCTGCTCCACTTTCACGATTCTGCCATTGACTTCCTCGTACCAGTGGCCTGAGGCGTCAGCGCCATCACGAAAATCGGACGACTCTGGATACACGGCTGTTGCATTTAACTGCTGAAGTTTCTCGTTCATGGTTCATTCCTTCCCCGGCTCGTGGCCGGACTTAACTGCTACGACGAGGCGACTGCCTGCTTGATTGCCTGTAGCGCCTGTTCGCGCCAGGCGTCGCCAACTACGCCTTCGCCAGGATAGTACTGGCGCTCCACACCGGCAGTCATAAACTTTACTGCCTCGGCGGTTGGCACGTCAACCCGCCCGCTAGGAGACGGCTCACCAACCGTCTCCCGAAAAAACTTGTGCAGGTCAGTCCCGCTACAGTAGCCGTAATCCTCACGGATGTCGTACAATTTTTGCGCTTTCATGTTACTCTTCCTTCCCCGGCTCGTAGCCGGTAATTTGCAGCGCCTCGGCCAGTAACTGGTTGACGCTGGCGCTGCGACTTTTTTCGTGTTCGCTGGCGTAGGCATCAACCGCCGCCAGGATGATAGGTTCAAAGAAGATGTGTGTCTGGCGCCGGCGCTCATCTGCCGGCAGTGGCTTGCGCCCGCCGCCTTTGGCGCGTCTACGCTTGGGTGGCTGTGCCTCGCCAAACTCTAGCGGCTCGGCGGCCATAGTGGCGAAAGCCGCGTCGTACAACTGTTCCTCGGTCATGCGCTCCTAGTTGCGGTTTCACCGCCCACCGCAAAGGATCGATGATTATTGCTCTTGACGATATTCTTTGACCTGATCAACATACTTACGAGCCTCGGCAATCGACTTGCCCATGAAGTGGTGGTCACTGCGACCAAACTTCTTGTAGTGCCAACCATTCTCACCAGTGTCGACCGCGAACCCTTTGAAAATCGTCATGGCATTCACGTCCCCGTCTTCGTACACTTCTTTGAGCATATTCTTAATTGTCATCATAGCGTTCACATTCTTCCCTTTCGTTCATCCACGCCCACCCGTTGGGGTGCCACCGTCTCTACGGTGGTGAGGCCGGGGGTTGGCCTCCGCACGACTGGATTATTATTCAGGTACGGCCACACCATTCTTGGCCGCATAGTCCTCAATTTCTCGCATCTGTTTTCCGATTAACGACCGCCGGTCAGCCATCGCATTTGTTAGGCTGCGCAGTGCGGCATCTTCTACATCGTCGGCGTCTACTTCCGGCCCACCGTGGTTTCGCAAAAACCACTTTGAGATCACTTTTAACTCCTTTTCCATTTCCGTGTAACGAAACAGCATTTTTAGCTCAGGACTCATTTTGTTTCCCTTTCGTTCATCCACGCCCACCCGCTTGGGTGCCACCGTCTTTACGGTAGTGAGGCCGGGGGTTGGCCTCCGCACGACTGGATTAAGAAACACCAATTAGAGCCTTCACTTCGTCGGTCGCATCAAGTACGAATTTTTCAATCTGTTTAATGTTGCCGAAGTAGGCCGGGTCGACCGGGGCGACCCAAGTTTTCCTGGATTCAATGAACTTCGCCCCCGGAAGAACCTTAACCCGCTTAACTAGCTCAGCGTTGTATTCGCTTTTGAAAGTGAAATACTGTTTTCCGTTGGCGGTTGTTACTAGGCTAATCATCGTTCTTTCCTTCCTGTTTCATCTGGGCTACTTCGTTTCGCCCTTCATGCCTTAATTATAGCACCCTATTAATAAGCTGTCAATAGGCAATTTAGCGAATTTCATAGCAATTTTGTTCTAAACTGGCGTCTCGCCTTACGGCGTGCGTAAGGCAAGTAGAAGCCGGCGAGGGTGCCGGCTGTGTGGGGCTATGTTGTCAGGGGAAATCGCCTCTCGTCGTGACTCGCACTTTTTGCAAATCCTCTAGAGCGACCGGCTGTATGAAATATTTAGCGCCCCAGCCCTCGCTGGCTGGCCAGCGCTGCATGGCGATCTGATTCGCCATATAGTATATTTCGTCTGTGTCGCCGGCTGCAATGAGAAAAATGTTACCGAACGTTTCAACGCTTACGCCGCCTGGTATAAGTGTTGCGCGTGTCGCGTCGATGAAAACAACGTAGATACGGTCAGTCATGTTGCGCTTCTTCCTCAATCACCGACAGCATTGGATCGCTAATTGTTTTTTGTAGTTCGACGCTAGCCTGCAAGTTGGGGGTGTTGAGTAGCACGGAATGAATGCGGACCAAAACATCGCTCAATGCCGGCATGACTTCGTCAAAAACAAACGTGTAGCGCCGGTTGTCTTCGCGCAGCAACTGCGCAAGGGCAACCAGGTTGCCGACGTCCGTTGCATTGTCAACTTCGATCTGTAGCGTTATTTTCATCTAAACTCCTTCGGGAAACCCCTGGTTTTAACTATGGGGATGTAAGAAGGCTGTTTGTACTCAAACAGGATGTACGCTCAATTGGCGTAACTATACCCGTCAAGCGCGTGCAGCCGTTGACAATATTTCCAACTAATGCCATCTGTCTTGCCAACTCGAAAACTTCCAGTGGCCCGAACGGCGA